TATTAGGGGGATTATAGGGGGTAATAGGGGTTGTAGGGGGAAGAGGGGGACAAAAGGGGGGAAGAGGAAACAAGGGGGAAAGGGGACAAAAATTTGAAAGCCATTTTCGAAAGTGATTGTCGAAGCGTTTTTTCGTCTCACACATCTTGCTTTCGTCTCAATCAGCCCTGCGATTAGACGATTCTTTCTCAAATTCAGACCTTGCCGTTTTCCACTGATAAATAACAAGAGAGAAAAGCATGGAATAGTCGCAGAGGGTAGTTTTACCACCTGACACCATTCAATGCTTTCCGATACAGTAGTTTTGTAGCCGCACGAACTAAGATTAGGTATTCTTGGCTTCTCTTGCCTTACGCAGACGCTCTGCCAGTGCGTCACGCTGCTTTTCGTTGATTGCACGAGTGACAGGAGATCGGAACTTCACAAGACGTTTCGGCATCGAATAGGTCTTGGATTCCTTGCACCGCTTGGCAGACAGCTCCGCCATAAACTTGTACGTATCAGGGAACTGCTCACAGAGCTTGTCCAGCTTGCGAATGTAAACCGGGTTTGCCGTGTAGACTTCTGCTGTATCCTCCGCTGCGTTGAAGGTGATGATGGTTTCACGTTCGATGTTGGTAAGTGCCATAGTCGTTTTCCTCCGTTTGTTGATTTTTATATTATCAATCCATCCAAGTATACTCTTGGAACCGTTGAATCTGCTTGTTAAACGTGATGGGAAGGTCGCCTATCTCGCCTTCCTTGTTCTTGCTTAGCCGGAACAGGTACTTGTCGGGGTTATCGCCGGACAAAAGGATGATTGCATCAGCGTCCTGTTCAATCTGTCCGCTCTCTCGTAAGTCGGAGTTGGTAGGCGTTGCTCCGGGCTTGGATGGGTTTCGATTGAGCTGTGCCAATGCCACCACAACAATGCCTGTGGTCTGTGCCAGTTCGTGCAGGGCAATGGATATGGCTGTAATGGCGGCATATCTGTCTTTTGCGCCCGTTTCGTGGATGAGTTGAAGATAGTCTACGAAGATGACCTGAGCCTTTTTACGGAGAGCCTGAGCCTTCATCCACGCTACATTCTTTCCGGCAGCGGAGCGTATATATAGGGGCATCTTCATGTTTTTTGCCTGTCCGTCAATCTCATTCAAGCTGACCGCCTTATTTTTCACCGTGTCCAGAGGGCAGTATATTTGATTGGCCATCAGACGTGCGCCCAGCTTGCGTTTGCTGGTTTCTAAGCTGAAATAGTACACAGTGTAGTCCTGCTTTGCCATGCTTGCTGCTATTTGCAAGGACAGGGCTGTTTTGCCCGCAGACGGTCTGCCGCCGATGATAATAAAATCACCCGGTGAGATGTGCAGCGCTTCATCCAGACGCTCTAGGCCTGTCTTGATGTACACAGGTTTCTCGTCCATGTGAAGCACATAGTCGTTCAGCACATCCTCGTATGTCCACGCATCTTCTTCCTCGGCTTTCAGGCTCATTGCTTCGCCCATCTGCTGGTAAATGTCTGATAGATCAGAATAGTCGGTAAGCTCGCTGGTCATCTGAAATGCCAGACCTTGCACACGAGTGAGTGCAGCTTGTTCTCTGATAAGCTGTGTCCAACGCTGCATCTGTTCCCTGTCAATTCGTACACACTCTGATTCACAGGTTTGTACACACGCCAAGAGCGTCTGCGCTACGTCTGGATGCTGCGTGTTTATCTCGACTATATCTATCTTGCCCCTAGCCGTCCAATAGCCCTGAACAGCCGCAAAAGCTTCTCTCAGCTCAGGTCTGAACAAGTCAAGTTCAAGGTCTGGTATGATTTCATCCACAACGCCCGGCTTGCAGAGCATCAGCGCACCGATAAATACCGTTTGAACGTCCATTGTCATAGTCTAGGAAACTCCATCTCCGTACTTTGCTCGTACTGGTCATCCTGTTTCAATGCGTAAATGTCCTGCCACCCGGCATAGATGCTCTGGTCGAGAATGGCTTTCCAATCATGCCGATCAAACTTTTCCAGCTTGTTGCAGAGCATCTGTTTCGCCCGGTCTGTCATAGGCTTTTTGATTCTTGTACGCATCTGTGCGAACTCTCGCAGGGATTCCAGCAGGGCTTTATCGCCATGAGCAAAGTCGGAGAAGATGTCAGGTTTCTTTTTGACTGCACTCTCCGGCAGGGTCTTGACGTTCATCTGACTGTCAGTTGATACAATGGGCTCATTGTCATCTGACTTTGAACTCATAGATGAGCTGACTTTCATCTCATTTATGACATGAGGATGAGCTGACTTTCGTGTAGACCATCCTTTTGACGCAATATCGCTTCTTTTTGATTCTTCATCGAGCAGATGTTTAATCAAAATGAAATAAGATTCTGCTTTTTTTGAGTTCAAAGTTGCATCTTTTCCTTCAAAAACGTATGCACAGATTGCATCGTATAGTTCCAACTTCTCTTTACTTTTGAGTGTGGAGATGGCTTCAAAGTAGTATCGTTGGAATGTAAAGCTGTCTCGTTTTTTGTCCATGCTCAATCCTCTTTGTAGCGTTTGTTCCTTGCTTCGACAGCATCCTCTGCCGTGTCAAACAGTGCGCCACCCATGCTTTGATTGTCTCCATCCGTGCAAAGGATACATTTGCCCCATCCTTCGTGATGCAAGTCATAAGAAAGCCCGCTCCACGGGTCTTGTTCGTACTCGCATCCCAAATGACCATGAAAGTTGCCTTCATCGTCACATACACCAATGTAAACTGCGTTCTTTCCGCAGAATGGGCATCTTTTGAGTTCTTCCATTTTTTACCCTTTTCGTCCATGCTCATGTCCTTTTGCTCCTTTTCTTAATTTTCTCACCCGGAATCATGTAGTAGACGTTCGTACACATGCTCCAACGCCAGTCCATCAGCTTGCTGTAATCATCTCGATTACTTGGTGCAGAGCGGAAGAACCGGCTCAGCATAGTGAAATTGTTTCTGCGCCTGTAAATCTGTTTCAGGTGCTTCTTTGACAAGTTTTTCATTTTCTGAATCCCTCTCTCGTTCTCGTGATTCGCTTATGCGCCTTGACAGGCCTTGCGCCTTTGCCGTACGCTGGGCGGATATGTTTTGCCTTGATGTACCCGCAAGGCGGTTTCGGCCCAAAGTCGAAAAGGCTCAAGTCCATAACGATGATTCCAAACTTCTTGTTCGTCATGTTTACTGCTCCTTACGCATACCATTTCGGTGCTTCGTTAAAGATTCTCACACCTTCTGCAAATCCCAGCTTTTTTAAGGTTTCACACATGATGCCGCCAATCATGATGTGAACGATTTCTTCATCATCACCGTACTTTTTGTATGCTTCCTGCATTTCCTCTGTGAATGCGTCAACCATATCTTGCGTAACAACGACATTCTTTTCCATAAGCCCTCCTATACCATCGGAAACGCCATCCAATGCGTCACCGTCACATCTTTCGGCAGTCTCTCGCCTATCTCGTCCCAGAACTGACCGTCTGCGTAACAGCCGAGAAAGTACGCTGTTGGCGAGAATCATTGCAACATTTTTCCATCTTTATCACGCCACGTTGTCTTATTAGCAAGCAACAAAGGTGTCGTTCGCTTTTTCGGCGGTTCGCTTGCTGGATGCCAAAGCGTGTTATTCATAACCTGTTCTCCATCAAAGAACCACAGTTCGGGCAGTAGTTGTAGCGGTCTCGGTTGTTTCTCGCATGGCAATTACTGCACATGAACTTCGTCTTATCTTCGTCTTGCGCAATCCATTCAGCGGTACGCTCTAAGGCTGTCGGCGCATCTTCCACAACGTCAATGGCATCGCCAATACCGCAAGCACGGCATCTAACTCCATTGTAGTTCTCGCAGCCATCGCAATATGCTTTCTTGATTCTTTCAACAAGTGCGTTTCGTTCAAGGTATTCTGGATAGTTAGCCATTGCCTTTCACCTCAATTGTCGGCGCGGTGTCGATGTAATCAAGCACATCGTCTAACGACAAGCCACCTATTGTTCCATCGTTATACGCCTGAATCCACGCCTCGATGTTTTGACGTAGTTCATTAGCATCAATCGGTCTGACTTCCACTGCCCTTTCTCCTTTCAATCTCATTGCAGACCGCCTTATAAAACACATCCCACGTCTCATAGTCGCAGGAATCGCCAAAGTCGAACCCTGTACGCTTGCGTTCTGCAATGTCACGTTCAAAACAATCCAACGTCTTGTCCGTCATTTTCGGCAGAAGCGAGATGATGTATCTGCATACAAGGCTAGGCATATACGACCGTCTGCCCAAGCAGTATCGCACAGCGCAGTTGCAGATTGCTCCGAAATCGTCACTGGTGGGTTCTACCATGCCTTTGGGAGCATCTGACCTTAAATCATCAACGCTGCATTCAAGGGCTTTTGCAAACTTTATCAGTCGCGTTTCCTTTTTTACGTCACGCTTTTGCTTTTCAATGGCACTTACATACGCATTGGTTGTTCCAATCATCCTTGCAACATCTTTCTGCGTGATGCCAAGTTCAAGCCTGCGTTTCTTGATTTTCTCCCCTGTTGTCATTTTTATACCCCCGCCTTGTACATCGCATATAAAACCACAAACCCAGTCAAAAAAGTAAAAACGTGAAGAATTGCATCCGCAAGAACCTTTATCTTTTCATCGGAAATTTCGTTCAAAAATATATCCCATATCAAAATTTTTTCAATGAGATATGCTATCCCACATATAAATATTCCAACCAGAAAAGAAGCTAAAACCACAATCAACGCATTTCCAAGATTACTCATTCTCTTTCTTCTCCCATTCCTTGCATCCACGTTCGTCCCACACGAAGTCTGCAACGTGTTCTGACAGGTCGTTCACACATACGCCATCCGGCTCTGCGTACCATTTGCAAGAGCCACAGGACTGCTCAGATTTGTTTTTGCAGGATTCTGCTGTGCATCGGATGGCCTTGCCAGCGGAGAACTGCTTGATGCCCATGCAAGAGCAATGTTCGGTGGTACAATAGAAGTTCATTCCTCTATCTCCTTCCATCCGATAAACTCACATAAACCAACAGTGTTGTTGGCGCAACGATGAATGAGGACTTTATCGCTTATTTTGAATTTTGCGATAAACCCAATTTTACTTTCTTCCATTTCGTTTTCAAACATCCAATCAACAATGTCTTTGTCGATTCTGACATCGCTTTCGTCCGTCATGGTCGCAAAGCACTGTTTGCACCTGTAAAGAGCGCACTTTTTCATTATATCTGCCCTCTATTTCTCCTTCTGTTGGCATTGAACCGTCCGATCACTCGCTTATACTCCTCATAGCACTCCGGGCATAGGTCGCCTGTGTCCCTGCGCCACGCCCAGTCCTTGAAGTATTCGTCAGGGTTCATCATTCTACAGCCAAGAACCGCTCCGCAGCGGTCGCATACTCGCTTGTGGTAGATTCCTCTGTCAGTTTGCATTAGTTGCTCCTTTTGCCAAATTTCTTCTGCATCTTGGCCATCAATGCTTCGATACGATCCTTATTTCGTCATATTATCGCCGTGAAAAATTAAGATTCCGTTTGTTTAAAGAATTCTTTCCATTTGCCGCACGGAAGATAATGCCATTCTCCGTAATCATCATCGTAGAAATCCGTATTTATCGCCAAAGTACCATCTAATTCAACCTCCCCGAAATAATTTTCTCCTTTTTCAAATGAGCCGTTATCATTGATGCACAAAAATTTATCCACAATATCCTCCTTCTTTTCTGTGTATTGACGCCTTCACGTTTTTTGGCTTACTACCAATAGCTATTTTCCATCGATTGCCACCTCTCTATATTCCACGTCAATCCCTTTCGGCAAAGCCGTCTGGTACTTCTGTGCCAACTGCTCTGCGCTCTGGGCATCGCCCAACGGCTGTTCAGGCGGTGCAACGGTGACTTCCACGTTGTCACGCATACCAAAGTAGTTCTTGGCTCGGAAAATCCACTCTGCCGGGTTCTCCTGACCATACATACCGTTGTACGCCCACATGGACTGCATTTGCAGAATCAGCTTCAAGATGTACTTCTGCTGCAAACTGTCGTCACGGCGTTTGCCAGTCATAATCTGTCTCAGGCTAGGCCATTCGATGCCCAACACCAGTGCAATCCATTCCACCACAGGGGAGATTCTGGCTTCGATGCAAGCGTCAAAGAAGAAATCAAGGCGTTGCTGTACTTCAATGGGGTTGTTCATGTCCACGCTCGGAAGGTCGCCAAAATACTTTGCGGCAATCATTCCGACAACTTTCTTGTCCTCTTCATCGCCGATTCTTGATTGCAAATCGCCAGTATTCAGCATCTTAGACCTCGTGATTGCTAACTCCTGCTGTTCTTTCACCTTTTTACTCACCTGTGAGCGGATAGATTTCCGCTTGTTAAGCATCTGTTGCTTCTTCTTCTCACGCTCTTTTTCACGCTTCACGGCGGCTTCTTCTTTCGCCTTTTGTGCTCGCTTCTCACGCTTTTTCTTTTCGGCTTCTGTCAGCGGCGGTCTGCCACGACCACGCTTTGGGGGTGTTGCCAAGAGTTATCACCTCTTTATTTTTGTTTTAAATCCATTCTTGCACCGCAGTTCGGGCAATAGTTCGCATAATTACGGCGATTTTCTATCGCTTCTTTCAGAATGTTTTCTTTTTCTTCTCTTATATTCCATTCGTATGTGTATTCTTCACCATCCGGTGCGTATAAAGTTTTCGACCACACTGTATAATTGTTCGGATGATGTTCTCCACACAACGAGCATTTCGCCGTCACATAGGCTTTTAATTCTCGTTCTTCTGACATCGTGTCCATATAATAAGCATCTGGTGAAAGTTTCCAATATCCGTGTTTTAACTCTGCATGTTCTTCCATGTTCTCACCTCTTCATCTTCGTTTCGATGTTTCTCAGTTCCCGTGCAATCCACAAGATGGAGCAGCAGTTGTCCCACTGCCGCCACCAAGCGCACTTTTCTTTCTCACAGATGCACCGACCAAGCGGATTGCTGGTCATTTTCATTGGACAGTAAAATTCATTTTCCATTGGTTATTCCCCGTTCATCCTATAACATTTGCTACCGTTCTCGTTGAATCCCAAACACCAAGCTAACTCGGAAGCAATTTTCTGATAAATGCCTTTGGCGTTAAGCTCAGTTTCGGATTCCGCGCATCCGCTATAAAGACCATACAGAAAAGCCAGTCTTTCACGCCCTACCATGTTAATTTCCTGAATCATCATTTCCGCCCCATCACAACAGCCGTACAAACGACCAGACACACGTTAACGAACGCCCAGACAAGCATTGCCTGACGTTCTTCAAACAAGTTGCTTGCCATGTCCTTGATTGTCCGTTCGGACTGAACCACTACCGCCAGCAGGACTAAGCAAACCAGCCAGCGAGTTACAAATTCAAACATTGTCAACTCCACCTTTCTCTCAGCTCTTTTTCGACCTGTTCTGACTTTGCTGTGATGTAATCAGCAAACTCGTCAGGGGTCATGTCCTCTTCTTTGAACTTGCCGACCATCTCCCAGTACCTGTCACCAATGCGAATGATTTTCTGCACCTGTTCATCGGTCAGGTCTGCATCGCACCGAAGGTTCTGAATCAGTGTGCCCCATGTGGCGGCGATGCCATCCAGAGCCACGCGAAAACCGTACAACTGGTTCTGCCGTGCGATTTTGCGGAGGTTGGTCGGCTTGACCTGTTTGCCACAGAGGGGGCAGTTTCCGAATTTATTCATCCGGCTGCTCCTTATTGGCGGAAAGCTCGAATGTGACTTTTAGCTTCTTGTTTCCAATAACACTCCACACCTTTTCGAGCTTTGTCTTGCGGTCACGTTCCATTTCCGTGATGAAATGCCCCATGACCGCTTCGATAGCTTCGCTTTTCACATCTGACTTGTTACGCCATGCTTGTAAGCCATCCTTGCGAGATGGGGCATAAGTCCCAGCGTAGATATTTCCAAACAGTCCACATCCAACATGATATTCAGCCATTTTTATTCTCCTTTGCTTCAAGGCGAGAGAGCCAACGATCAAGCTTTATCTCGGCGGTTTTGTAGATTTCCTCCGAAACCCTTGCCTTGATACATGGTTTTGAATCAGACAAATAGACCGTAAACGCAACTTTAATGTCTGCTAGTTCCTCTAGCAGATTTTCTTCGCACTCCTCAACACTCTTCGGTGTCGGGTTCGTGCCATCCAGCGCACGGCGCAGCTTTAACGCAGCCTGTGCCAGTTCGGACGCTTCTTCTGCCAACTGCGCTAAGATTTCGGTCTTGGGCAGAATTTCTGAAATTTTCTTACTCACTTCTGTTCTCCTTTCAGCCAGTCGTTGAGTGCAGCCATGCAAGAGGGGCAAAGAACGAACGACCTGTCTGGCGAACATTCATAGCCGCGTTTTTTTATTTTCACTTTTCGGATTCCGTTTACTTCGTCGTGCCACGAAAAACACTCTCCGCAGCGGTCGCAAATCTCAACCTCAATTTCCATGTTTTCAACCTCCCATTAGCGGGTCTGCGCATTCCCAACGGTAATCATCAAATCGAATTTCACGGTTGATGGTTGTTTTACCTTCAATGACTTCCATCTCCTGATTTACGCATCCACTGCTTTCAAATCCATAGAATCTGAAATCCAATCTATACTTTTTAGACATTTCTTCGTATGGCTCAGGTCCCATCGACCATGCAGCCATTACAGGAAGAACAAGAATTGCGTTGTCGCCATCAGCAATCTGTTCAGTGCAGAACTTTTCAACGAAGTTCTTCGTAGTACCCTCAATGTAAGCGGTGTCTTTCACGTTGATGTAGAACGTCTCATCATCGTAAGAAAGCAATGCTCCATCATGGATTTTGTTGTAGACCCACTCTCCATTCGGAAACTTGTTTTTGTCGAAATAGGGGCGGGCATAAACAGTCACGCAATCCGTAAACCAGCGCACGATGTTTTCGGGATTTCCACGGACTTTGAGTTTTCCTTCACACCAATTTGGCATTCTCTTTCTCCAATCTCTTTAGTAGCCCATCCACGTCATACCGCCAATGGACACGCAACCTTTTTGCTTTTACCTCTATCCCCTCTTGCTCTGCCCACTGCCAATGGATGCTCTTTCGGCTCTCGTTGTAACGGAACGCCAGAATCTTGCTGGCAGGGATTGCAAAGGTGCGGTTGACCGACCTGTAATTGACTATCACATGGGCGGTCTGACCGCTGTACCCCATTGCTTCCACCATGTTCGTGATGTGCTTTTCCTTGCGGTATTTGCACTTTGCCTTGTCGTACTTTCCGAACACCTTTTCCAGAGGGATAGAGGGCGTTTCAATGGTTTTCAGTTCAAACAGGTGGTTCATCGGGTAACGGTACACAAGGAAGTCGCAGATGTTGTCGATGGAGAAGGACAAGTTCTCGTTGCCGCCGTAATATGTGGCAGCACTGTCCTTCAGCCGGTAGCACCACGCATCCTTTGGCATGGACGCTTTAAAATCTGCTTCAAACTGCTTGCCGGTGTTCATGTGTAAAGTTCCTCCACATAAAACCAGGATTGCGGTGGCCGCTCAATATCTACAGGCTCATAGCCAAATTTCGTTGCCCGCAGCCTTGTAAAATCGCTCAACGGTCGTGGGCGGTCGTAAATTTTCAAGTTGGAAATGTGCCAGCCGTAGCCGCCACGGCCTTCGAGATATTTTTCGGCGGTTTCTTCGCTCAGGCAGGCCGCTTTGAGCAGGTCAGTCGCAGGCTTATACTGCAATTCTAGCCCCGGCCCAATAATGTGTAGCTTGGGCAAAGCCCCGCTTCCCGTCGGACTTACATGGCGGATGACCGTAGTACTACAGCAAGTAAACTCGCCGATGACCTTTCCGTCAGCCGACATGAGGCCACTTTTTTTCACACCGGGAATATCGACAAAGTGTGTACTCTTGGTGCAGTAGATATAGCACTTGAACGGCTTTTTCAGATTTGGCTCTGTTTTGCGGATTTCCACGCTCTTCTGCCCACCTGCAATTTTGTTACACCACTCTGGACGAATGCTAATAAGTACGGCTTTGCTCATCCTCGTTCACCTCTAAATTCACTTCCGAGATACCGCTTCTTGCCACGTTCCCGGTGCTTGTCCTCGTAGTTACGGTGGTACACGCTCTGGCTGTGGTTCAGCTCATACACAAACGCCTTGCGTTCCTCGAAGTCTTTCTTCTCAGCCTTGTACTTCTCGCAAGTGTCGTGGCAAGCTGTGCAGCGTGATGTGCAGTTGAGACAACAGGTAATCATTCTTCGCCGAACCTCCTTTTTGTAACGGCAATGGGAAACTCATCGATTTCGGAAGCCCATCGTGCCGTGCCGTTTCCATAGGTCTTTTGCCAGACAAGTGGGAAGCCGCCTATACCATCGAACAGACTTCCTAGCGTGGCATTTTCGCCCAGATAAAGTTTCATCTTCTGTGCAATCCAGAACCATTGTGGCAAAGCGATGGAGTTGCCCAGAGCCTTGTATCGTGGGCTGTCAGCGTACTTGTGTTTCTTGCCTTTGGTGTCTATCCACTCGCCGATGTCTGTCCACCCGTCTGGGTATCCTTGTAGGCGTTCGCATTCAACAGGTGTCAGACGGCGCACAATCCAACGGATGGTTTTCTCTGCAATCAGGCACTCGCTGCCATTGCCGATGTTTCCTGCTTTTGCTTTCAAGGTTGCGCATTTTTCGCTTTCTTTGTAGTGACTGAAAGATTGTTCGTTAAAGGTATAGCGCTCAATCGCAATAGCCGTATAATCTGTGATTCTGTTTTCGTGGTCGCCGGTGATTGTCGGCGCGATTTTGCCATCGCCGTTTCCACGAGCATCATAAACAACAGGCTGAAACAATGTCTGATCTTGGAGTGTTGAAAGCGTTGCACTTTTTTCGGTTTGTACCAGCGCGCCTTTACCACCACCGGCGCATCCACTACGGATTTTCAGGGTGTAGGAATTGCCCCCCCTATCACGTCCATAAGGGCTTGTCGGAGAACGCCCGGAAGCGGTTTCCCACGCCGTGACGCTCTCGTCAGGATTCCCTGACACGCCCTTGCGCTCAAACAGTATTTCTGCGGCACGTTGACCTCCAAAATCTGCGACAAGAGCGATGCGTTTTCGGCGTTGGGGTACTCCCCAGTATTGAGCGTCGAGCTGTCGCCATGCCAAAGACCATCCGCTTCCGGCGATTGCTCCAGCTTTGCTCCATCTGCCCCCCCTACCCGAAGGTCGAGGAATTGAAACGTCTGGCTGTTCGATGCGGGCAAGTTCTTCCAGCACGGCTCTGAAATCTTCTCCTCCGTTGGAACTGAATGCTCCTGGTACGTTTTCCCAAACAGCGAAAGTTGGATACAGTCCATTTGTGCTTGACCTCATTTCTTTTATGATTCGAACCGCTTCTATGAATAGCCCGGAGCGTTCTCCGGCAAGTCCAGCCCTGCGTCCAGCAATGGACAAATCTTGGCATGGACTGCCGAACGTGATACAATCCACAGGTTCTATCTGGTCGCCGTGAACCTTTGTAATGTCGCCCAAGTGCTTCATCTTTCCAAACGCCCGTATAGCCAGATAGCGCAGCTCTTATATAAGGTAGGCGGTCAGGGTTTATGTCCTAAAAGGGCAAATCCGATGAATCGTCAATCACAGAGAAGTCATCTGCGTTGCCCTGCGAGTAGTTTTGCGGTGCATCCTGCGCCCGATCAGAAGGCTTGCTGTCAGACTTGCCACCGCAGAAGTCAACCTTGTTCGCCATGATTTCCGTTGCGGTGCGGTTGTTTCCCTGCTTGTCGGTATACTTCCGGGTCTGGATGCTGCCAGTCACCAGAATTAGGCTACCCTTCTGGAACCACTTGGAAACGAACAGTGCCGTATTACCAAATGCGGTGCAGTTGAAGAAGTCGGTTTCCTTCTGACCACCACTCTGACGGTCGCAAGCAATGCTGAACGTGCAAACATCCTTGCCAGACTTCGTGACTTTAGCTTCAGGCGTGTGAACCAGACGACCCTGAATTGCAATAGAGTTAAGCATTGTTTAGCCCTCCTTCGGCTGTTTCTGGGCACAGTCCCAGCACAGGACGCGCCCAAAGCGTTTCTTCGTGCTTCTTGCAGTTTCCAGCGGAGTGACTGTGCGGTTGTTGTACTGAATAGGCTGCAACTGCTTTCCGCAGCAAGCGCATGGGGGGATGGTTTCCGCTTCCGTTTGCTTCTGTGCAGGCTTGTTTGCCCTGCTTGCGGTCTGCTTCTGGTACTCGTCCGTGTCAGCGTCTTTCGTATCGTCAATGCAGAACAAACCGTTCAAGGCGTACTTTCTGGCGTAGCTACTAGACGTTCCAGTCACCTGCGCTGCATCCATCTTGGTTTTTTGCTCCGGTTCTCTTGCGTAAGCAGTAACCGTTACGCATCCACCATCCAGAGTTTCCACTTTTGCGGTCGCTTCGATGTAATGCCATCCCTCTAACACTTTAGGTTCATCAGAAAGGGTAAGAAGCAAACCGTGTTCTTTCAAAATTGGTTTGACTGCTTCCAAAATGTCCTCACAAGAGCGATACTTGTAACCGCCAAATGTGTTCATCTGCCCCTTCGGGGCTTTCAACTCTGATTGAACAGCCATCAAGGCTTCATGAATTTTGCTGTTGTCCATACGTTTCCTTTCTTCGGCTTCATTAGGCTTCATTATTAATACTTTGGCTTAATATGGCTGTACAAAATCAACTAGCCATCAGTTCTGCCAGTTGTGCACGGAGGTCTTTCAACTCCGTTTCCCTCTCATCGATTTCAGCCTGCAAGTCCTCAATCGCTGCCAGCCGGTCGGCTTCCTTCGCTTGCGCCATCTGTTCGTTGGTCATAAAATACACGCCATCATCCGGCTCTGTCACGCCACCAAATCTGTCAAGGTTAATCATCTTTTGGTCTCCCTCTCTTGCGTTCCTCTTTGATTTGCAGTGCGCTGTACCACTGGTCTTTGTCAATCTCGATGGTAGACCACCGATGGTTACAGACAAGACACTTTTTTCTGCGAACGATGCTGTCGTGGTCAGACCGGCTATCAACCGTTGTAATGTTGTCACTACCGCACATTGGGCACTTCATCAAGCATCCCTCCACTCGTTGGTGTGGTGAGCAATGCGCTTGATTTTCCTGCGCTCGCGTTCACTGCGTTCTTCCTCTTCGGCGCTAACAGCCAGCGCACACAAGACGATAGCCGTTGCAAGAAGCCCGCATGATACCATTACCCAGCCAAACATCTGCGCTGTGGTCTGACAGCCCTGAATCGTGTCCCCGCACCCGACTGCTGCAATTGCCACGACCAGACCGATCATGGACAATGCTGTTCCTTTCAAAGTTTTCATTGGTTCTCCTTTTTGCTGCCAAAATTAAAAATCCATCCGGTTGCCATTACAGCGGCTGCCACAATGATTCCCCATGTACCTTTTGCTCCGACCAGTAGCTCAACAAGATGTACCAGCCACAGGTTCAAAAGGAACGCTGCAAGAATCAACGCCAGAACAATGCCCCAGATCAGGGCGATTTCCACAAGTGCTTTCATTTTTCTCCTTTCGCTTGTTGATGTGTTCCAGCCGTTCTTTCTCCCGGCTGTGCCATCTGATTTCTCGTTTGCCGTAGTACTTACCGTTCATAGGTCAGCTCTCCTGACGCAAGCATCCGTGATACTTCGCCGTAGTGTTTGCCGAGCTTGTCAGCAAGCGCTTGAACTTCTCCGATAGACGGAAACGCTTTTTCTTGTTTCTCTAGCTCTTGCGTTTTCGTTCTGTAGGCGCCTTTTTTACGCTTTTTGTCACGTTCCTTGTCCATTTTGTGCTTGCACTCCGAGCAATATCTCTTTGTAGGGTTTACTAAGCCAAGAAATAGACCACAACGCTCGCAATATTTAATCTTCACGCTGCATCTCCTCTTTCATTCTGGCTTCCCGATTGTGGCGCTCAAAGCATTGGTTGATGGACTTCTCCATCCAAAGTACCTTGTTGGCATCGTTTCGGGACACGCCAGCAGCCATTGACAGCTTCAGTCTACGCTTGCGGCTTTGCGCCCTGCGAAAATTCGTCACCAGCACTCACCAGCCCTCCTTCTGCTCAATCTCCAGAATCTTGCAGATGCTCTGGATAATCTTCTCCGGCTTTCGCTCACCACGAAGAATCTTGTAGAGGTACGAATCATCAAGGAACAATCCAGTATCGCTTTGAACCGCCTGAATCAGCTCCGTTTGCTTCATACCTCGCTGTAACAGCTTCATCTTCACTTCCAGCTCAAAGCCAGAACGGAAGTTTTCTTTCAAAATTCCACCTCCATTTGCTAAAATCTATTGACATGTACGGAAAACTGTACTAATATAATGGCGTAGAGAGTTTATATTGTACAGTGTTCTGTACTGCCCATGTCTGTATTATAGTACAGACATCTGTACAAGTCAACTCTTTTGTACAAAATTCTGTGCATTTGTATACTTGCACAAATATGGGAGTGTTCTTATGTCGGACTTGTACAGCAACATCCATGCACTCTGCGAAAAAGAGGGCATCAAAGACGGAACCCTTTGTGCCAGCATCGGGATTCGCCGTAGTTTTCTTTCCGAGCTGAAAGCCGGGAGAACCAAGAGCCTGTCCGCAGAGGTTCTTTCTAAAATTGCATCTTACTTCAACGTATCGGTAGACTACCTTCTCAATGGCGAACAAAAAGAAAACCCGCCCCAGCAGCCGCAAAGTGAAGTCGATGCAGCAGTGGAGCGGATTAGAAAAAAACTTGAGTCTATGCCGACAGCGCAACGGGAAGCGCTGATGAACCTGATCGAGAAGATGTGAGGGACTGGTTCTGACCCGGTAAAATAAAAACCCCTTGTGCCGGGCTGGTATAGCTCTGTGCAAGGGGTTTTCTCTTATTCTAGGCCTAAGGCTTGCTCCGCTGCCGGAATCTTATCAGGGTGTTCCAACAGCCATGCGATAAACCTGTCAATCTTAGCTCTTTCTTGTTCGCTCATTGTGGCATATCCTCCCGATCAGTAAATACGAATGTCATTTGATACGATTATACATCTTTCAGTTGTATAGTCAATACAATTTGAACAACTTCGCAAAAATCGAATGTTTTCTTCACATCCGTTACTTTTTATCGGGGAAGCCACGAGCGTTCAAGTCAAAAGGGACAACGCCTATCCATCTTTCCTCCAATCACAGCTCTACGAGCTGTCCGTTAATGCGTTCGATGCTATCTGCCGGGTCGCGCCCATCGTCTAAGGCGGCTACGGCACGCTCTAGGACGGCTTTTGCTTCTTCGTAAGCAAACTTATCAGCATCGTTGTTTGCAAGGTTGTAGACCAGCTTTAAGGCGGTCTGGCGGGCATAGGGTATAAGCATGGTGTCGATTTGGTTCATATACTAGCCCTCCCACGGTTTTGGCGTTCTGCTTTCGGTCGGTTCAGATGCGGGCATCCCGTCAATGATAATCATATTGTTACCTCCTGTTTGATTATTTTTTCGATGTTACAGTTATAACACAGGCTGCTGTTGGTTCTCCATAGCAGCTTTTTCCATTTTTTGGCTTGTCGAATCCGGCAGTTTTGCAGAATTTTGTTGAAAGGGCGTGAATTTATGGATGAATATTTGGTAAGAACGGCCAAAGCATTAGAGATGGCACGGATGCGTTCCGGTCTGAGCCAGCAGAAATTAGCAGCACGAATGGGCGTGAATCGTGGCACGATTGCCAACTGGGAGCAAGGTCTGGCGGCTATTTCCCTACCAATGGCTATGCGCTGGTTCACCTGTTGCGGCGTATCGGCGGCTCGATACATGGACGCTTGCATTTATCCTGGACTGCTGGAGCATCTGGAAGACGACCTTCCCAACATGGAAAAGCGTCAGATTCTCATAGATGCCATGATTGAATGTTCTTCCTACGAGATAGATGCTTTGTTGTACATCCGGTACGGAGATCACGGTTCAGACCACATGGGCGTGCTGACGGAGGTTCTGGCAAACCTCCATACGCCATTGAAGGACAGGGTCTCTGTTTGCCGGATGGTATCGGGCAACTATGAGATAGCACAGGCTACCGGGACAGACCCAGACCCGAACGGAACTGCTCCAAAGATGGAGATTCTCTATCAGGCGCAGGATGCCGGAACGGAAGCAGCTATGAAGTCCAACGATTCTTATACCGTGAATCCGAATAATATAAGCGGCTGATTGTCGAATTATCGCAGTTTTTGAAGAACATTTTGTCCACGTTCATCCACTTTTTGTACACGTTTCATGCAGATTAGGTATACCTTTACCTTGTCAATCCGTCCCCCATGGGCTATGAACCGACAACATTTGTGCGAAATGAACAACGAATTAACGCTAATTTATTGTTTACAATTGAGTAGCTCGTCAATCCGTCCCCCGTAACACCGGTTCAAAAGTTTTTCATACGCTTTTTGTACACGTTAGATAAGCCTAATCATTGCAGAAAAGACTTTATTCAGCAAATGGAAGGTTGAGTTATCCACAAGCTAGAATGGAAAAACAAAGGAATTGTTGAAAATTATCGTCATCGCCTATTTAACGATGATATTTAACCTCTTGTTTATTTCTTGTTTAATATAAAATATGTAGATGGGGGACGAAATGACAAAGCATGGGGGACGTTTTGACAAGTCATGGGGGACGTTTTGACGGCCCTATGGGGGACAAAAAGACAAGCCACGGGGGACAGAATGTATTGACTTGTCCCCCTGACCTGTGATATACTGCTTTTAGGCTAGAAAAGGAGGCGAACAGATGCCAAAAATATCCGACAACAACCTTGTCGAAAAAAGCAAATCTCTTGTGTGGGCAAAGTTCAGGGACTACACGGCAGGTGAGCTTCGGTTGCTAGAGGTTTACTTGTCAAGAATAAATCCGAGAGACCCAAACAGCAGCCGTGTAGAGTTTACTTTGGCAGAGTACAGAGACCTGCTGGGGTTAAAAAGCCTTGATGCACGAAGGATTGAGCCGCAGATCAAGCACTTTCTAGGTAATACAGTGTCGATTCCCATTGACAAAGAGAAGGGCACGTTTGAGAGCTTTGTCCTTTTCACAAGGGCAAAACTGGACTATGTGCCAGAAACAAGGTCTTATGTTGTGGCAATCACTTGCAACCCTGACCTTCGCCCTATTTTTTTTGATATTGCTGAAAGCGGCTATGTCCGGTATCGGTTGCGTTATACGTCACGGATGAAATCACAGTATAGTATTCTGCTTTATTCGATTCTTCGGGACTGGTTGAATATGGACAACAAACCTCACGAAATCAGTCTGAAAAAGCTGAGAGAACAGCTCGGTGCAATGGAAGCAAGCTACGATGTTTACAAGAACCTTCGCAAACGAGTGCTTGATGTTGCAGTGGATGAAATCAATGCCGTGTCTGACATCGTAGTGACCTATGAACCGGTTCTTGTGGCACGAAAGGCTGTGGCGGTCAAGTTTAAGCCCAAAATTAAAGCGTCTGAGACGCTGATTGAAGCTCAGGCAAGCGAAGTATCAACTGAACCTCAAAAAGCCGTCAGAAATCCCCGCAGAAGCGGATACGAGGACTTTGACTGGTCTGTGTGTGACGAGCTGGAAAAGCAGGACTGCATTGACGTGGCGAAGGTAGTTGAGAAGTGGATGAAGAAAGAGCATCCAGAAATCAAGCTACCGAGACGCAGAGAAGCGGTTTACGATACGGTGAAGGCAGCGTATAAGGACATCCTATCTTTGAACAGAACGCCGTTCCCCGACAGACCTGTTGGCTATCTGATTAGAAGCGTAGATAAAGCGGGTATCGTAGATAAGTATATGCCTGCGTTCTATTCCATTGAAACCTTGTAAGAGCAGCCAGATTTAGCACATTGAGCAGACAATGCAGAAAGGAAAAAGAGTATGATTCCAATGTTTCCGAAAGGCTATGACAAGGACAAGCGGTATAAAGTTGAAGAAGCAATGCCCGGTAAAGAGCTGGAAGAATGGCCACACGGGCTCCTTCTCTCAACAAAAGATAAAAACTCTGGCAAAGAAAAAATTCAAGTTGGATGGTACGATTCAAGTAACGAAAAATGGATTGATTCTCAGGGAAAATACCTTGAAGATAAAATTGTGACCGAATGGCAGGTTACACCTGTGTTGTGGGTCGGAGACGAGATAAAAGCAGCATATCCGTTTTACTAAAAAGAAAGAGTGATAAAATGGAAAAAGTTTCCTACTCCGTTTTGAATAAAGCGGAACTCGAACTAAATAAAAATTTTGATAATGAAGTGGTTATGTTTTTTCATCGCGGCGATGGCGTGATAAGTCCGATTCATTTGATTGTTTCTCCGCGTGGATGCAGCGAAAAAGAACCTGATGAAGCCATTAAGGCAGGGCAGATTTTAATCGAAGCTGGCAAAGCAGCAAAAGAATTTAAGTATAACGGATATTTCGTGGATTGGAGCAAATAAAAATGGCAAAAATCATAGCTGTCGCCAACCAGAAGGGCGGCACAGGAAAAACTACCACAAGCACCTGTCTGGCTGGTGCGTTGCAGTTGCTTGGCAAGAAGGTGTTGCTGGTGGACTGCGATGCCCAGTGCAACGCAACGGACACCTACGGCGCGCAGACAGAGGATGTTTGTACCCTGTTCGATGTAATGACCCGGCAGGGTACGGTAGAAGAAGGAATACAGCACTGTGAAGCTGGTGACATTCTGCCGTCAGACAACGCATTGAAGGACATTGATGAGCAGCTTGTCCGGGACATTGGCAAGAACTTCCGGCTGCGTGAAGCGCTGGAATCCGTGTCTGAGCAGTACGATTACATTGTGCTGGACACTCCCCCGCAGCTCGGTCTTGCGCTTGTAAACGCTCTGATCGCCGCCAACAGTGTTATCGTACCCATCACAGCAGACCGATACGCACTGGCTGGTTTGAGCCAACTTTCGCAGACCATTGGTGACGTTCGCAGATACTTCAACCCGACCTTGAAGATTGAAGGTCTGCTTCTGAACCAGTACAAGAGCCGTGAGAACTTGTCCAAAGAGGTTGTAGAGCAGCTTCCTGTGATTGCACAAAGCATGGGAACAAAGCTGCTTGACGTGAAGATTAGACCGTCTATGGGCGTTCGTAAAGCGCAGGCAGAGCGGCACAGCCTGTTTAGTGGTGATACGGCAAAGAGTACCAGTGCAGAGGATTTCAAGGCGTTGGCGAAGATGATTGTAGAGGGAGATAACAATGCGACTGATTGATTCTGATGAACTTGTAAATTACTATTTGCAGAACCAAGCCAACAATGCAAGATTTCGTGGCGAAACGGCAAGCGTATGTGATGTTTTAGAAAGCGTGATTTGCCATATAAGATTGATGGATGAAATCCAGCCGAAAGAAACAGCAAAGTGGGAAGTTCATCATCGAGTGGACGAAGATGGAGAGCATTGGGATTGGCTAGAATGTTCAAACTGCCATTATAAAATTGCACGTTATCCTAAAATGTACCGTGAGACAAGATTTTGTGCTTGTTGCGGAGCAAAGATGGAGGATGAAAAAGAATGAAATCAACCAGCAAAAAATCCTCTGGCTTGCTTGGCGGTTTTGATTTCCAGCCTATTTTTTCGGAGCAGGCATTAAGCCGAAGTGAGCCAAAGGAAGAAGAAGTAAGCCAAACAAAGCCGAACGAGGCCGAACAAACACCGATTAAGCCTAGTGATGCCATAGACAGCCATACACAGCTAAGTGAAGCAGAATTAAGCAGTATTAAGCCGAAGCAAGCCAAAGACAGAGAAAGCCAGCCAAATGATGCCGTGTTAGGCGAAAGTAAGCCGAAGAAGCTGAAACAGGCAAAAGAAGTGCAGCGTTTGATTGAACAGGGCAATATTCCCGGCGCACTGGCTGAAGCTGGATTGGCAAAGAAAAAAATCCCGATGCCAGAATCGCATCAGGGCGTTGCAAGCGGTGACGGCAAGCGGTCTAAGCGCATTACCATCCTTATGAGCGAGGAAGAACGCAAGTACATCAACCGTGAAGCCAGACGGCACGGAATGACCATCGGGCAGTTCGTGTACGCTCTGGCGGCTGCGGCGGCAGAGGGTAAGATTGAACTGGAAGATTTTTTGGAGGATTGACGTATGATTGTTTATAGACCTCATCGTGGTTCTTTGGAAGATGCCATGCAAGAAGTAAAAACATTTGACAACTGGTATCAGATGACACATTATATTGCAAATAATTGGAATTTGGCGGTTGGCAAAAAAGTGATAGACCCTGATGATATTGTTATGGCCGATAACACGGTCAATGATGACCGTGTTGGTTGGAAAGACGTTCACGCGGTCTTGGTAACTCGTATCGGAAATGAAAATTTTATGGAAACATACGAACATCCACAGTGCATCGGATATTGTACTTATAATATCCAAAGCGATGAAAGCCACTCAACACCAAGAGAAGTGAGATGCGAAAATTTCTATTGGGTAAAAATCCAATACGATGATGACGAAAAATGCAGACACTTTCAAACTCCGTTCGTGTTGTTTGCGAATGACAAGAATAAAGCAAAGGCTAAAATCGAGCGAGAAGTTCCCGGAAAGTTCTCTATCGTTGGCATAGTTGAACTCGATAAGAACCTTGTATTTCATCCGCAAGACTTATTTGACATAAAATCCCAATCTGTACTTTGGGAATAAAAGAAACATCGTTCTGTCAACGAGACTGCACAAGATAGAATGGAAAGATTACTGAAAAATTTCTTGGAGGATTGACAATATGAAAAAGTTCGTTGTTCTTTTTGAAGGTTGGAATGATAAGCACGACCACGAATGTATGTGTTATGTTGTTGATGTGGATGATGACTTTGAAAGCATTTTGAGTGTTGAAGAACAAACAGAGAGGATGGCTCGAAATGAATATCCTCATCTGAAAAATTTTGAGACGCTTTACATCAAAGAACTGCTTAACAGATAAAACTAGGATTCAGGAGGAAATAGTTATGCCGAGAAGGAAAACGGTAGAAGCAATGCAATTAACGCCGAAAGAAGTAGCTCGTAAGTCGCCTGCTTTTACGGAGCTTCCTGAGATGGCAAGCCGTGCTGGTGAGCCTACATACTATTATGATGTGGGAGATGCCGTAGAGATTGGTAATCTTAGCGGATGCAAGATTGATGAAGTCTGCGACAGTGGTTTATATTACGGTGTTTCTTATGATGATGGATATAGGTACGAAACGTGGTTTAACATTCGTAAAGCAGGCGTTGAGAAGAAATCTCAACTGACAAAGAATGAAGATATTAAGATTTCTTACTCAAACGTGACTATTGAATCTTTACTTCACAGATACTATTTCTTTGGCATCAATTGTAATCCGAACTATCAACGTGGATCTGTTTGGACGGATGATGACCGTAAACTGCTTCTTGAAACAATTTTTATGGGCGGTGAAATTGGTCGATTCGTTTTAAAAAATATTGATATGGACGAATGGAATGAAAATCAGAATTACCTTTATGAAATCATTGATGGAAAGCAGAGACTTCTGACGCTGACTGCATTCTACGAAGATCGTTTCCGTTACAAAGGATATCTGTATAGTGAACTCTCTAAAAAGGACAAGAGAACATTTGATGAGACCGCTGTTGCTATTGCAGATTTGCGGAATCTTTCTAGGAAAGATACGTTGCGTGTGTTCTTGTTACTGAATCGTGGCGGCAAGGTCGTTACCAACGACGTGCTTAATCATGCAAAAGAGTTACTGGACGAAATGGAGTGAGCAAATGATTTATGGAAAGCATCGCCTTTGCTCCAGTCGAAAATATTTTTGATGAATAACAAAACAGCCCCTGTGCAACCAATCAAGGCCACACAGGGGTTTTGTTTTACTTATCAGCAATGCAATTCCAGTAGAGATATGCCTTACCGTCTACAGCGTCCGTGTCATCAAGGAACGCTTTTGCCATGTCAGCGTAGAAGCCCGGAGTGTCAACGGACTGGCGTTTTGCGACCTGACAATAATCCGAGTACATCATGTTCATGACAGCCCAGAAATCGTTCGGGTCACAGGTGATATTGCGCTGTTTCGCAACGTCCTGCGTCTGTTCCAGCGTCCAGTGACAACCCTTCGTGCCGTCAGCGTTTACCATGCTGTCGCACCATTCCTCCGCTTCATCGTGGGTGAGATGCTGGCGTGGCATCTTGATGGAGCGGCTGTCCGCACCGCCATGCTCATACTGCCCAGACCGCTTGTCCCAGTCTCCGTTCTGCGAGAAGCCAATCTGCGGCATCCTGCGCTCATACTCTACGTCAGGGTAGCGGGGGATAGGGTAGGGGTCGATGTAGCGGTTTTCTTCCTGCGGATAGTGAGGATAGCGGTCATTGCCGTCTTCCAGCTTACGCAGACGGCGTTCTAGATCACGCTCCCTGCGATCGCGCTCTTCCTCGAGGCGGTCACGTTCCGGCTCACGGTCTTTGTCGTGGTCACGGAGCATCATCATGCGGCGAAAATTGTTCTTGCCCATAATCTATACCTCCTCAAGAAATGGACGCGGGCGCGCCAGCGTGGGAACGACAGAAGCAGCCAAGATACTTGAACGTGCCGGTGCCGGTTGCAGACGTTGCTACGCGGGTAGCGTAGCGGGTGCGGGTGTGGATGCTCTCGGCGGTCGCCTGAGCGCAGTTGCAGTCGGTCAGAGGGTATGCGGTCGTGCCTGCACCGATGGTAATAACCACAGGGGCGTTGATGGTGGTCGTGTCCGGCAAGCTCTGAGCAACCACGATACAATACTTTTCTCCGTTCTGGTATGCGCCAGCAGGGATGTTGATGGTCAGAGTATCGTCGGCAAACGTGACTGCCTGACTGATGACCAAGTGCGGGCAGAGTTTGCAGCTTGTTTTGCAAGCCATAGTGTTTTCCTCCTATAAAATCAGGGGCAGAGGTGTCTTACCCCTGCCCCGATGGTTCACCCGGTGTTATCGGGGAGTGTGTAGGTTAGCAGCAACCGCAGCAGTTCACGCCCACGTTGGGGTTTGCCACCTGATAAGCGGGAATCGGACGAGGATTAACCCGGTTCAGGATGGTATCGGTCTGCTGGGACATCACGGTGGTCAGAAGCGCATTCTGACGATCCTGAGAAGCGGCGAACTTCAGGCTCTGGTTCTCAGCAGTCAGAGTGGCAATCTTATCCTGCGTGAAGTAGTCCATCATGCTGCGGAAGTTGGCGTTGCAGTTGTCCACGATGGCACGGGCGTTGTCTGCGATAGCCTGACGGGTAGCGCAATCCTGCTGTGCAATGGTGTACTTCAGGTCGCCGATGAGCTGCTTGTTCTCGCAGCAGCAAGACGCAAGCTGCGTCTGGATAGCGGTCTGACCCGCCTGCCGTGCGTTGCCCTCCTGCATGATGGCAAGGCTGATGGCGTTGTCGCCGTTGGACACGCTGCGTTCCAGACCGTTCACGAGCTGTGCGTTCTGGTAGCCGAGCTGACAGATGGCGCTATTCACGCCCGCAAAGCCGTTTGCAATGTTGGCGTTGATGCCGTTGATCTGCGCCAGCTGGTCATAGCCAAGAGAGCAGATGCCACTCTGGATGCCAGCCAGAGAACGGGAAGTGTCCTGCTGGTAGAAGCCCTCAGACAAAGCTGCACGAGTATCTGCGCCGCCCTGACCGGTTGCACCGGTGCCCACCAGATAGGGGATGTAGCTGTTCATTCCGTTGTCGCCGCCGTTCCGGCCATAGCCGTTCGTACCCCAGCCGAAGATAATAGCGAGGATAATAACAGCCCACAGACCTTCGTTGCCGAAGAATCCGCCGTTGTTATTACCGCCGTCCTGCCCAGCCAGATAGCCAGTTGCAAAATCGTCCATAACAAAACTCCTTTCAGTTTTGCGTTATGCTATCCCACCGCCGTGTGCGATGGGCGAAGCCAGATAAAAGCGGTTTTTATCAAGTCCGCAAAACTGAGAAGCGTTTCGCTTAGAGGGATGCTTATTTTGGGGTTATCAAATCAGCTTGGAAGATTGTTTTTTTCGTCTTCTGGGTTATCCAACTTTTTGCTGGCAGCACCGAAAATCAAGCCAAGCATCAAAGGAACCCATATTTTGTCGTTCCCATACAGATTGTTGAAGTCAAAATCTTTTTCTGGATGGCTGTTTTCAAAATCGTCCATTGCAAAGTCTCCTCACTTCGGCAGCGTCAAATTCAGGACGCTTGCCAGCTGGTTCAGGTCGATGCCGCGCTCTTTGGCAAGGTTCTGCGCCATCGTCCTGAGTTGTGCTTCGCTTTTGCCCTGAATCAGGTTCAAGCCCTGCATGATAGGAGCATTCTGCCCGCTCAACTGCTGGATAAGCCCCATTGGGTTCTGTCCGGCACGAGCCAAATTTGCAAGCTGCATGATGGGGCTGTGCGTAATCATATCAAACGGAGAGGACATTGTTATTCTCCTTTCTTTGCAGCGGCAGCGGGCTTTGAAAAGCTCTTCTGCCACTTTTCCAGTTCATCCAGCCGATGTACAAGGGCGTTGTACTGCTCAATAGGCACATACTGCTGTGTCGGTGCAGCGGTTTGCTGTGCCTGTTGCGCCTGTATCTGCCGCCACGCTTCCGGGCTGTAAAACTCCTGCACATAGGATTCGCAGGTGTCAGGGTTCAGCCGCTTGCAGTAGATCACTCCGCTCCGCAGGTCTGGGCAATAGGTCGGTCTGCCGTACAGGTCAGACGGTATTGCCAAAAATTCTTCCCTGCTGGAAACAGGTCTACCCAGCAGCCAACCGCCGTCCTGTACCGACTGCTGAACAGGCTGTTGCCCATTCATCGGCTGCGGACGCTGCTGCTGTGCCTGCTGCATCTGTGCATTTGGCATGGGAGTGGCAAGCCCGACCGTGCCCATACCGCCGTAAGGGTTGACAGGCTGTTGCGGAACATAGGGCGCTCCGGGTGTCTGGTAATAGCTCATGGTTCATCCCTCCTATTGCGCCCAGTGTACCGCACTGGCAGAAAACGAGAGACAATGAAGGTACAACGAAGGACAAAAATGCTCTATTTTGCCAAAAGAAAAAAAGTGCTCATTGAGCACAAAATTTTACAAATAGGCTTGTATTTTGCGCTCAATGAGCGTATAATAAAGACAGTGAAAGACACCAACACACAACAACATGGAGGTTTTTATTATGACGAATTTTGAAGTTGAACGCATGGAGGCTGCTTTTGAGTATCTGGAGAACAAGTTGAATGACCACTACTCTTATCTGCTGGGATGTGGCGACCCGGAACGTGTCAAGAAAGCGCAGAGCCTGATAGCCCGCCGCATGATCGCGTATAACGAGGTGAAGGACGCGCTTACCGCGTTTAGTCTTTTTGACGAAAGCGATGCTGCAATCGCAGAAAAAGCGTTCAAGGATCCTAAAAACAATGACCACGTTTTTGCTTTCAGCGTGTCCTGCAAAAAGTTTGCAAGCGAGGAGCACCGTCAGGTAGGCGCAAATGCCGAGCAGGCAGAGCAGTTCCTACGCAACCATCTTGCGCTTGAATACTGCAACAGCATGACCCCGGATGACTTTGAAATTAAGCTCCTCGGTCAAATGTGCTAAATAAAAAAGCCCCGTCAAGTGCAGCGAACACTTGACGGGGCTTTTGTGAAAGACGTACCATGGAGGTACACGAACATATTATCACCCGAAAGAAAGGAAGTCAACCATGTACAGCAAAGCAGAGCTTTTTGGCATGGCTGCCAAGCAGCCGAAAGAAGTTTTTCTCGGTAACGTCACCCTCAGCATCCCGGACGATTCCGATGGCTGCGCCGATCTGGACGCCGAGAAAGACCGTCTGGGCCGTATCTGGGCAGCAGCACGCATGAGCGTGCGGGAGATGGTGGTGGCATCCGGCATCAGCCAGACCGCCTTTGCAAAGGGTGCGGGCATCCCGCGCCGCACGGTGCAGGGGTGGTGTTTGGGCGAGCGCGACTGCCCGGAATACGTCCGCTTCCTGCTGGCCGAGCACTACGGCCTGATCTGAGGAGAATGTTATGGCAGATTTGACTGGAAAGCATTTTGGAAAGTGGACGGTACTTGCGCCGTCTGAAAAGCCGCACTACTACACATGCCAGTGTGAGTGCGGAGTGGTAAAAGACGTGTATGACAGCTCCCTGCGTCTTGGCAAAAGCCGAAGCTGTCTGTCTTGCGCGAATCGAGGGCAAAAGCCAGCCATGACGGAGACGGCTTTACGAAAGGCGAAGAAAAAAGAAGGACAGATTATTAACGGATGGAAAGTATTGGAAGTTTTGCCCGAAAAGAGGTCAGGCTGCTTTCTGTGCCGTGCTATTTGCCCGAAATGTGGGAAGGAAACCGCCGTAAAGATCACAAGGCTTTCTCGAATCCAGCATTGCGCAGATTGCAACAGGGACATTGGAGAGAAAACCGGGGCAATTCACAGCACAGCTTACGCGGGTGGCTCTTCCCTTATGTCGATTCGCACAAGGGCGGTCGGAGGCCATATCAATAAAAATTCCACTTCTGGCGCGAATGGTGTGTGCAAAGACTGCCACGGTCGATGGCGTGCATATATCAATTTCCAACGCAAGCAATATCATCTCGGCAGCTATGACACAATCGAAGAAGCCGTTGCGGCCCGCAAAGAGGCCGAAGAACTGATCTACGCCCCGTACCTTAAAGAACATGAAGGATGGGAAGAAGAACTTTCCAGCAGGCTTGAGGAATTGAAGAAAAAGTAAAAAAATCCCCCGATGCTCCAAACGGAACACCGGGGGTTGAAAAAAGAGACCAGCGGGTAAACGTTCTTCCGCTGGTCTCTTGCATACATTCATGATGGATGTGTATGCGCTATCCACCATCTCGTATAATTAGTATATCACATATTCAGCATTTTGTAAATACCTTTCAGCCGGTAGCCTATCGCCGTCCGGCTGTAATTGGTCTGTGCTGCAATATCCGGCAGCGGGAGCCGCTCAACGTACCGCAGTAAGGCTATCTTACGGTCTACCCTCCCAAGCGGTGCGCTTTTGATGGCGGCGGTCATCTGCTGTCGGTCAAGTCCTTGCAGCGCAGCGGGCAGCACTACACGAGCCGCCGCCACGGGCAGCACCGAGCCAGAAAGGCTGCGGCAGCTGTCCCGCGTTGCGCACCATATTGCCAAGCACGGCAAACTGGTGACGTTTTGTCACCATTTTCGTGATGTCACGAAATTGTTCTTGTGCGGCGAACATCCCGGTGACGTCACCGAGATGGCGGTATGTAGTGCTTGCCATGATATCCTCCTTACTGTGTGATTTCCTCAGCGTCCGCCTTGTCTTCCGCGTCCAGTGCGTCATAGTACGCCCTTGCCAGAGTTTCCACCTCTGCGATGTCATCCTCCGTCAGCAGGCCGCTGTCCAGATGGGTGTACGCCCTGTCCAGCCAGTATGCCACATCGCGGCCAGCGGCGATTTCCCGCTTGATGGAGCGCAGGGTCAGGTCATGGCGGGCTTTGCTTTTGATTGCCATAGTCAGTCCTCCTTTAGGTCATGGACGCTACTGCGTCCTCAAGGTCAGTGATGCGCTTGATGGGGTCTGCTCTGCCGGTGACGGTTGCACTGTCTGCGTCGGTCAAGACTGTGTTCACTCCGGGGAGGGCGGGGATGGGCTGTGCGCCAGTTGCGGTGAATGGCGTTGGAGTTGCCAGCTTGTAGGCGATTTGGACAGGTGTTCCTGCCGCGTACTGGGCGGTGAGGTAGTCTTTATACGCATCTAAGTCGGTAAATACACTCGTATAAACGCGGATAATTGTCCCCCGAGTAAACGCAGCTTTTCTAAAATGTGAACATATAGTATCAAGCGGTTCGCTATCTACGGTATAGTCAGCCGTGTAAAAAAATTTGGCGCTACTACCATCGTCATATAGTGCCCAATTTTCTGTACCGTTAAAGGACTTGGCTTGCCACGTCTCCTGCCCATCTCCCGTCACAGCATCCACCTCGCCGCCGTAGATGGTGCGTGGCAGAGTGAGGGTGGCGGTCTGGCCGGTGTAAGGCTCAACCTTTGTCGGCTTCTCACTCCCCGCAACAAGTGCTGGAATGTAATCTTTGTTATACGTTCCCGCTGTATTTACCGCCGCATATGCTCCCGTGATAATGCGGGGCGTGTCGGTGGTAAAAGGTGACACGTGTGGATTCCCTTTGTCTGTAGTAAGGCTCACGCCGCTGCCCCACGAGTACGTTCCTGCTGGCATCTCAACCCGTTCAGATTCTGCTAGGACTATTCTAAATAAATCCGTCCAGTTAGTCTCTGTTTTCTTGCCTGATACATGGATAGTCCCTTTTGGCGTTTTTACTATGGTAAGGCCGTCTTTGGTTACCGTGTCGGGTATTCTGTCAAAGATATGCGGCAGCAAGTTCTCCCCGCACCGTTCCACTTTCACCGAATCCCGTCCGGAAATAGGCCGGATGTTCTCCGGGCTCGGCTCGCCGCTGCCCTCCTGCACAGGTTCCCAGCTGGCAGTCACCCCCAGCGGATAGCATGTCACAGGGTAGCACTGCACCGGGTTGCCGGTCTCCTCCAGCGGCGGGCAGAGCATATCCACGATGTGCTTGCTGCTCCATGCGTCAAGCCCCACGGTGGTATCATCAATTTGTGTGCCATCTTTGCCGTCTGCACCTGCCGGGCCGACTGGGCCCTGTGGCCCCTGTGGTCCAGTGTCGCCGGTGTCTCCTTTCGGCCCCTGCGCACCCTGCGGGCCGCGCTCGCCCTGAATGCCACGCGGCCCCTGCTCGCCACGAGGGCCAGTTTCGCCCTGCGGGCCGGTGGCTCCGGTAGCACCAGTGGGGCCTTGAGGGCCCTGCTCGCCCTGCGGGCCGACGGGGCCAGTGTCGCCCTTGTCGCCTTTCTCGCCTTTGAAGTCACCAGCGGCAATGCCGTCCTTCAGCTCCTGTAAGCTGTCAGCGGCTTCCTGAGCGCTCTGGGCTGCATTGCCAGCACTGGTGGCTGCTTCACTGGCGGCGGTCTGGGCATCGGTCTTGGCCTGCTCTGCGGCGGTGGCATCTTTGTGCACGGCATCCACCAGCTGCTGCCACGCGGGCGAGTCCGGTTCCGGCATAGTGCCGTCCTCTGTGCCGCTGTTGGCGCTGACGCGATATCGCAGGTCGGCGCTGGTCACGGTCTTTGTGCCGTCGCTGCCCTCAAAGGTGATGCAACCATTGCCGGGCTGTGCGGTCACGCTGGCGGGTATGTCCACAGAGCCGTCCACAACCAGCGAGGACGCCGGGTCTTTGCCGTCCGGGACGTGCCAGAACGCCCGGATGGTCAGGCCCTCCCACTCGCCGGTGACAGTGACGGCAAGGCGGTATACGCCTCGGTTTTTGGTGTAGCCAAAGCGCACCAGCTGCTCATAGCCCGGCACTTTGACGACGCCATTGGATGCAAGAGATACGCTTAGCTCGATCATGCTTTACTCCTTGTTGATGGTAGGCTTCTTTTCTGCCAATGCCTTCTTCATCAGGCTCACGGCCTTTTCAATCACCGCGTCAAGCACTTCATCCGTGATGATAGGCTTCAGCCATGCAGGGCAGGCCGCACGCAGCGCGTCAAAGACCTGCTTCTTTTTCTTTGCTCCCTGACCGCTGCCCATGATGCTGTCCTCGGCCTTGCACACGAGGTCATAGGCCAGATCTTTGACCAGCTGCTTATAGCCCATGCGGATAGCGCCGACTGCCAGAGCCACAAAGCCGACGATGATGAGAACGATTGCGACGGGGGTGGGGATAAAGTTAAGCATTGCTTCCATGATTTGTTACTCCTTTCAGCAGGTAGTTGTTAATATCGGATTTGCTTTTTTGCATACCTTCGCGGTTGTTGCCGGAAAGTTGTGCATCCAAAAGATTCTGCACGCCAACAAGGACGAGACGCATTTCTTCATCAATGCCGTCAAAGCGCGTCAAATCGCGTCTAAGGGCCGCGGCGTGCTGCGTGGAAACAGTTTCTACCGCAGCCAGTCGCTTTTCAATGGTGTCAATGCGCTTGTTCTGCGCATCGTCGGGGGCCTGTGCATTTTTGACGTACTTGTGGATGATGTCCAGCACCTTGTCGATGGTGATGACCGCAGCGCACAGGCTGCCCAGGATGCCCAGCACCCACAGTAGAGCTTCTTTTTCGGTCATTTGCCCTCCCGGAGACGGGTCAGGCCCTTCTTGCAAATGATCTTCGGGTAGTTGCGTGTGGTCACATTAAGGTCAACGTGACCGGAAATACCAGGCACGCTGCCCTTGCTGGTGTGCTGGTGAGTGTTGTAGGCAAAGGTCACGGCAGGTGTCTTTCCTGTGTAGTCGGCCAGCCACACGTCGTAGGGGCTGAGGGCAGCACCGCCCATATACAGGCGTGTCTTAGCAAAGCTGGTGTAGGTATAGAGCTGGGCATAAAAGCCCATGTCTTCCACCTTTTTCAGGGCGTAGGCTGTCAGGTCGGTCAACGTCTGCTTGCCAAGAGCTCTGAATTTGTTGTCCTCCACGTCCACTGCCACAGGCATTTCCAGCGTCTTGCCACGCAGGGCGTCAGCCAGCAGGGAAAGCTCTGCATCGGCCATTGCCTTGCTGGTGGCGTAGGTGTAGTAATACACGCCCACCGCCAGACCTGCCGCCTTTGCGTTGCGGTAGTTTGCTTCAAAGGTCGGGTCGATGTACAGGCCGTCTGCTCGCTTGGAGAGCCTGCGGTTTGTGCTGACGGTCTTGAGCATGACGCCCTGATAGCCAGCGGCCTTGACCTTCTTCCAGCCCTCC